TAAGTTATCAGGCGATAGCTTAGCACCACCTTTATTAATTGGTAATATATGATCGACTACAACAGAGCTAACAAATATATTTTTCTTCTCACATTCTTTACATACAGGATCACGCTGTAGTATCATTAGTCTTAGCTTGCGCCATTGTCTGCTGTTATAAAATGTTGCATTACTTCTATCCATACCACTAAACGCTCTGTCTTTATCCTTTAGGTAAGTACTGCGAGCCTTAACAGCTAGAGTCTTTCTATTTCCCTTTGGTAAGCTAGGCATCTTCTAACTTATCTAATACCATATTAATTAGATTCTCCATCTTTTGCTTGTAGTATTCTTTAAATGTAAGCATGCTATTTTCTTGTTGATGTAGTAAGTACAATGCCTCTCTTAGTCTTTGGCTGTGGCTTTTGCCTTTTATATCTTTTAGCTCTTTGGTAGTCTGTTCTATTACATCTTTTTGCTCATCACTTATATCTCCTGTCGATAGTAGTAGTAGTACTTCCTTTCTCCTGTAGTTAAATAGCTCAGCGCATTGCTTAGCATCTATCTCAGGTGTTCCAAATGTTAGCTTTAGGCTACCATCAGCCCTAGTGGCTATTGCTTCTAATCCAGCTGGTAATGTTATTGTCATATAGTATTCAATGTGTCAATTAGTGTCATCACATCTTCATTAGATATAACTCCCAATAATCTACCTAATACAATAAGCCCTGTGATGATGTACATTATCATTTTGGGCCAATTAACTTTACCTGGCTTCGTAAATCCATCCTCTCTAATGTTATTCTGTATTTCTTTTATTACATTACCAAAAGGTAAAGCTGGTAGTATACCCTTAACTACTTCCTTAATAATTTTCTTTAGTTTCATTTTTTTTTTGTTTTAGGCTTTGTTTTAGTTTTTGTTTTTGTTTTTGTGTATTTAGCCATGTGTTCTCTCGTTTATAAAATAGTTTTCTAGTGTTTCAATACATTGATCATATCCTTTACATACCTCTGCTAAATAACCTCTATCTAGTAAATCATTAATCCAATCTTTTTGAACTTGGCTAGGATAACAATTCTTATTTAGCTTAATCTCTATAAATAGGCCAAAGTAGCCACCTCTGGCTGATAGTATTTGAAGATCAGGAAATCCAGCAACGTATCCTGTGGCTTTTGCCTTTTTGCGTTGAGAAATATGCTTCTGATATTGTCCACCTAAGCTAGCGCAGTATCTAACATAAGGCCATCGCCTTTTAATGTAGTTTACTACAGCTGTTTGCAGCTCTGCCTCTGTTTTATACTCTATAATTGCGGCCCTTAACTTCAATTTCAATATGTTTTAGTACTTCATTAAATTTATGATATAATGCTATACAGCTTGCATACATTTTAGCTGTCTTTTGTCCCATTAACTCATCTAAGCTAACTCTTTCACCTGTCGATCTTCTCTTTTTTAAATCAGCTTGCCAATACTCAGCAGCCTCTTTTTTGTATTGCTCAATATCCTCTTTTGATAGTTTAATATACTTTAAATTCCAAAAGTGATTGAATATGGCATAAGTAGCCCAATCTATTTTAGGCTGTTTCATGGTCTTTCTCTCATCAATGTAGGGTAATATACATTTCTGTATAAATTCTTCTTCTATCGCGTTTATTTCAGCAGCTGTTGGCTTTTTATGTTCTATGCTCAAGTTAGTACTTTTAAAATTCTTTATTTTATTAGCTTTGTAGCTTTTGTATGCTGACAACACTTTACCCATAGTAATGGAATCAAGTTTCTGATACATCTCTATTCCCAGCTGACCAGCTACTCCTAATCTAAAGGCATGCTTTATCTCATCTGTGCTAAAATTACTAAAATTATTTAATATCACTCCATTTAGTACACTCTCCTCAATCTCATTAAGCTGGTTATCCTTTTTAACATTCAGCAGCACATACAGATAATTTATCAGCTCTATTATTTTATCAGGGCTTTCTAAATGCTTAATTCTTTGCTCTCTGAAGTCTCTACTATAAACTAACTCCAAAGGCGCGTTTTGTGTCAAAATCGCTAGCTCGTTTTTCATTTTTCTTAGTATTTAAGTTATCTCTTTTTAACCAATTCTTAGCTGTTAGGTATAAGTTTTTGTATTTAGTATTCCCTTTGTAATTTTCAATCTGATCTAAAATATCATCTACCTTTTGTTTATCATACTCACTAACTAACTTTTCATAATCATCTAAATTAATTTGTAGGTGTGAAAACTTCCTATATACATTTTCATTAACATTATCATTTACATTAACATTTACATTTACATTAGCTTCAGGTTTGCTTCGCTTTTGCTTCCGTTTTGCTTGTGGTTTGCTTACCTTTTGCTTTTTTTTGCAACCATTTTCCCACCTTTTATGGTTGGCATCAAGCTGAGGCTTTATAAGGCTAAATAAAGCTTTTTGTACAGGCTCAAGCTCTAACTCTTTACGATCTAAGGCATAACTGCAAATAGCATAATAAAGATCAGCTGCTTGTTCAGTTGTTAAGCTTTTTGTAGCCTCAAAAAATGACCTATAAAATATAAATGAATCTCTCATAATATGGTAAGTTGTTCTGTGTTATTAGCTGTCTGAATATTTAATGCAGTTTCTAAAATTGTTTTACCTGCTTCAAAGTCTACTAAATTGCGCGCCATTTTAATAACGTTTTGACTGCCTTTATATTTTTTAAAGTCGTATTCGTGAAATTTACAAAGTCTGTTTAATTCGTCTTTTCCTTGGCAAACTTTAGCCGTTCGATCGTTTAAGTTGTTAGGTAAATTAAAATTTGTCCAGTATAAATGTCTATTTCTTTTAATAGCAGGAATTAAGGGTTTATAGTAAGGAATAACATTTTCAACGCAGTATTTACCTTTAAAATGATGCTGAAGAAATAAAATTTCTTGGTATAATTTCATGTCTGGATAAATCGGGTTTTTTCCATTAGCACCGAACCCCCAAAATCGCGCGCGGGAATGTGTAGGGCATGGCGGGCTTGACCATATAAAATTAAATTCTTGATAATGATCTAATAAATATTGATGAGCATCACCTACATATACATTATCGTTAGGAAAACGCTCTTTATATAATTCAGCTGCTGCTGGGTCTAGCTCTACAGCTGTTACCTCTACATCAGAAACTTCATCCCATTTATAACGATTGCCACCTAAACAAGCATATAAATTTAAAATTTTGCATTTACTCATTTTTTTGTATATTTGCGACTTAGTATTTTTTTCATATTTGGTATTAGTTATTATCTACAATTAGCCCTAGTCTTTTCTAGGGCTTTTTGTTATTATAAACTTAACGCCATCAATCTCAACAGCCTTAACTACATTATCCTTAATCCATCTGTACACGCTAGTTACAGATACATTTTGCTCATGTGCATAGCTCTGCACAGATATTAAATTTTCTGTATCTATTTTCATAATTAAAATGGTAAATCTGTTGTCTCTTTTTTATCTTTTTTAGCTGCCTTATATTCTGTATTCATTACCCAATCAACAAACACATCAGCCAACCTTAAAATAGCCTCTGCATCATCACGCTTAACACATTCTGCAGCTGCCTTTAAACAGCTCTGCTTAACAATCATCTTCTGTACATCATCGCCACGCTGTGCCTTTTGTACATTCTTAAAATTTCCATCTCTACTAGGTGAGCCTTTAAAATTATATACAGGCTTTATTTTTGGAAATTTAGGCTTTGATGTATCAAATACATAATCTACCTGAGCGCCCTCAACAAAGTTGCTCTGTGTTGCACTTATGCTGTTGTATTCACCTACATCGCCATTCTCCATTTCTACCTCATATTTGTAGAAAGTTTTACCTTGAAAGTCAAATGTTCCGTTAGCTTGCACAGACTTTACTACATCATTTTTTTCCATCTTTGTTTAATTTTAGAGTATTTAATTGTTTAATTGTTAAATGATAGGGCGCATAAGTAATATGATCCCAATTACAAAGGCTAATAAGCCTATTTAAGTTTATAAGTACCTTATTCATCTTCTACTAATTTTATTAAATTTTGATTAAGTTTTAGCGCTCTCTGTAAGTTGTTGAGCTGTCCGTTATCATGGCCACCTATACTAGAAATACAAGCAACATTAATAAGGCTAATTAATTCGAGCTGTTGACTCTTTAGTTGTTTTAACATTTTCTTTTTCATAATTAAGTATTTTAGTTTGTTCAAAGTTAAACATTAAACCTTTAATAAAACAAATATTTATGAAACTTTTTTTTGTTATGCTATTACTTAGCCCTTATAAATTCATGTTTAATTTTCTGATTCTCGTAATAGAATCTTAGCCACCATGCGCCTAATGGCTTAGGAGGTCGGCCTCTTTCGCGATGGTAATTTTCTCCAGCAAGATATTCCTCTTTGTATGTAGGGAGGCAAATATGTTCTTGCTCATCTAGGTAAATATTGCCTTTATGATTTACTCGCTCTCTAGGAATTGATATTTGCCAGCTTTCATGAATATGACCTGAAACGCATATTTGTGCATCAGGTAAATAAACTGCTTTTCTGTTGGTTTGTATCACACCTCTTGTTACAGGGCCACCTCCACCATAACCATGAGTAAAGTTAAGTAATACAGGTGTTAGCCTTGTACTTCCTGATGCCTTTTTAAATGTAAACTTTACATATCCTGTATAAAGCCCTTTAGTAAGCTCTGTGCCGTTTTTATAATTAAGGGTAGTAACAAACCTTTCGATTAAATCAGTCTCATGATGCCGTCTTATAGCGCTCTCATGATTTCCCTCAGCTACTAGAGCAAACATATCAGCATAAGGGCTAAACCAATCCACAGCTGTATTAACTACAGCATCAAGATAATTATCAACCTGATGAATAGGTCTAAGATCAGTCTTAGATGCTCGCCTGTCATATTTACCTTGCATAACACAAAATAAATCTCCGAAATCCAATATTTTAGCATTGCGCTCTCTAGCTGTGTCTAAATGTGTCTTTTGTAATTTCCAATCGCTGTGAGGATTGTCCCAATGTCTATCTGAAGATAGTAAATACCATTGATCCCAGCCAGCTTTATATTCATGATCTATGACTAATACTTGTGGGCTAATTCTTTTAATTTTAGGCATTATCTAAAATAATTAAGTTAAATCCATCAGGAGCAGTCTCTAGTATTTCTGCAAGTGTTTTTCTGCTGTATGTAATGTCATGATGACCATCCTTATTAATATCATAGAAATCTTGTCCGACTCCGATACATCCTTGAAGCTGTGTGTAGTAGTTAGCTGGATGAATGAGTATGTAATCTCTATTTTCTACATTTTCCACTAGGTAATGATTGCCAAACTTTTCAGATGTTCTAGGCTTTACATTATATTCACCTACAGGAATACAGCTTACATTACGCTTATTCTTTTTATCTGCTAGCTCTAGTGTGCAACATTCATATTCTATATCTAAACCATTAAATATAAATAAACGGCCTAGTGTTTGCTTTTTATTTTTGTCTAGCCTTATTAGTACTGCCCTTTTCATTTTTGTAAGTTAAATAGAATTTATATAATGTAAAAAGAAGCCCTACAATTAAAGCAGTAATTCTAATGCCAGCCTCTACATCTGTAAAACTGATTCCTATTGTCGCTCCATTAACTGCTATGCTTTGAATTGTGTCTTTATCCATTTTATACTTCTTGTATTGTTATTCTTGCTCCGTATATTTCGTCTGTACTAGCACCAAATTCAAAAGATATTATTAAATAAGCACCTAATACAGATGTCCAAGATGTTCCTAATGTTAATGTAGTATTTGCTGTACCTGTTGCTTGTGAAGTTGTTGAGTCAGTATCAGTTCCACCTGTCAAAACTCTAATTGCTCTGTTTTGACTAGCAAAAACATCAACAGATATAACTTTGTAGCCTGTAGGTATAAAAGAGCTGACGTATGCCTTAGACCTATTTACATAAGTGGAGGGCTGTACTGATCCAATATTATCCCTAGTGTACATTATAACATTAGAATGTGTTGTGATTCTAAAATCTGTTGGAGCTATGTAAATAGTTGTAGTTGTTACACCTTTGTATAAATTAGGTGAACCTGTTATAACATTAGTTAAATCATATAATAAAGGGCTAAGTATTGATCCAGCTGGATATAATATGCTAGGTGTAAATGATGTTACATCAATTTCAGTATCACTTGTAGTAGAGTCCCCTAATGCTGTTAATAATAAAGGATTCGACTTATCAGGATATGTAAATAATAATTTTTGACCATTATATATTTTACCTTTACTAACTGAGCCAAATGTTATTTTAGTAGTAAGTGTGCCTGTGTTTATGTCAGCTGTTGTACTTCCATAACTATTATTATTTAACATTTGCCTTTCTACAAAATTTTGTAAAATTGTGCTTTGTTGTAATGGTGATGTATTTGGAACATATCTACTCCCTGAATAATATTCTTGATCTTGAAAATTACTAGAAATAGAGTTTACTCTAAACCATTCACCACTAAGTATTTCTGATTGAGCTTTAAACGTACCTCCTAAAAATGAATAATATTTGTAGTTTGTATCACCATTGATATTATATCTAATTAGCTTTAAAGGTGATATATTTGGGCTTTGAATATCAGCCTGTAATATTTCTAGTGGATCTACTTGTAATTCTAAAAACTCATTTACTAATAATAATGATGGATTCTTAAAATCGCCACTTGTTCCCCTTCTAAATCCTGATACTACTTTATCAATTGAGCCATCAGTATATTTTATAGAACTTAAATCATTGATTAAACTTTTTCCTAGTTTTACATCACCTAAATCAAATTGCTCTAGAGCATTATTATTGTCTTGTGTTGCTGTATATGTAACACCATCAGCTACATCATTTTGCTCATTATATTCTCCAGGAGTCAATTCAATTTGCTCACAAGTTATGCTTGTAGTTGTTGGTGTTGGCTGACTTGGTAAAGTTGTTACAACATCAGTTGAATTATGTCTTTGAAAATAGTAATTAGAACAATCAAACTCTAAATAAACATCACCTGTTATAATAGGCTGCTCAACACTTGCATTAAAATACATTTCTGTATAAAATTTATAATAGGAATTATTAGGCCCTATAGTCATACTTGTAGGGCCACCAGCTATATATTGTGGAACATTTAATGGGCCAACAGCCATAAAAGAAATATTATTTACAGGCAATGAATCGTTTACAGCAAATCCTCTGTAAACTAATATAGGTGATTCAGTATTTTCCCAAGTAAGAACATTGCTTCCTTGTGTTTGCCTTAAATAATAAGTGTCTGAGCCATCAGTAATTCTAATTTTTAATTGTCCTAGAGTAGTATAACACCATTGATCGACACTATTACTTGTATCTGTGTTAAAGCTAGATATTCTCTCAAAGTATTCAGCTCTAAAAACTAAATTTAATAAACCTCCTAAGCCTGATTGTAGTGATCCACAATAAAATTCATTGTCTAAAAGTTGTCCTGGTGTTATGTCAAAATTACTAAACCCACCTTTGAAATTAACAGCCACGCTTTCAAAACTAGGCTCATAAGTAATTGTACTACCCCCTAAAATATCATTATTATTCTGACCAATAATAAGTAAAGTTTGTAATGTTTCAGGATTAGATGGATTGCTTTGTGAGTCTGAATTATATTCAAAAACATTTAAATTACCTGTTATATTATCAGCCAAGTTATTAGGCTGAATAAAATTGTAATATCCTTCAGCTAAAAACCCAATAGTATTAAATGCTTTCAATACCCCATTGAATACATCAATTGGCTTATATCTGAATGCTGTATCAAATGAATCACCATCTTCAATAGGTGTATTATTTACAAATCCTTTG